GAAAATTACTCCTGAGTTGCCTAGTGAAGACAAAAGCGGAGGCACGTATACTTGTAATATGTGTAGCCGTTTTTTTGAAGTCGCTGATGGTGATACTTTGCAATGTCCTGGTTGTCAGGCTTTTGATGATGATCCTCCTCTCACTCGTGAAGAGTTGATGAACTCTCCTGATCTTTATATGCTTTGTCATGCTCCTGAAATTTTTGTTCTTACAGCTATAAATGCTGAAAGTCCACAGGCAGCTATTACCTCTCTTGGTGTTAGTAAGCCCCATAAGAAGATTATGAATCATATTTCAGCTCATGGAGTTGGCATTGTTGCGGCTGCTAGCATATCCATTGTTATTGTTTTGTGTATTGTTGCGGTTGTTATTTTCAAACGAACTGGTCGTAAAAATCGATCAGAAGCAAAAGGTAAGACACGAACCATTCGTAGTTTTGCCCCTCAAGGTGGTCATGCCATCAAAGCTGTTTATCGTAAGAAAGGAACATCCAAATACTACACTGAATATGAAGGTGGAGGTGCCTTTGCAGATGCTCTAGCTGATAAAAATGAGGATCCTGCCGAGTGGGAACGTGTCCGTGATTTCACTGATGATGCCATTTTTCTTGAAATGTGGCAACGAAATAACGAAGGCGAGTATATCGAAGTTTATTCTGACACTACTGATTATTCTTATCGGAGTGATGAAGACCCTTATGATAATAGTTCTCAAACTGATGAGGATGGCGATAGATTTTATCAGTTTGATCCTGATCGTGAGTTTCATGATAAGCGTGAACCAATTGATATGCAAATCGATAATGATGAGCTTGAAGAATATGTCGAAGAACATTATTTTGGAGTTGGTAACATGCCCGAATCTAAGAAGAGACCTATTGGTGAAAAACTCGTTCAATTTACTCAAGAGAAACGTGATATTGAGAATTCCAGTTTTACTACCGGAACTCTCCAAAAATTGATGAGAAGAATGAAAATGTTCTTCTCAGCTCAAAGGCTTCCTATTAAAGTCTTTGATCGTGTCTATGAAGACCGATCGGGTGCCATGTCCCTTTACCCGATAATTGGGTGGAATGAAATGAAGCTTGTAGATGAGAATGGAATTCCTTGTATGTGGGTGTGGATGGGCTTAGATCAGAAATCTGCTCTACGCTTTTTACAAACCACCGGTAACATCCAAAAGCCTCAACCACTTTCTGAGAGTAAGATTCCAAAAACTCATTTCTTTCAGGAAATGGCCCCTGTCGGTGCTGTTCATGATCATCACATGCCTGGTGCTTTAACTATTTTTCCTGCTTCTTCTCCAAGTGTCCAATTTACTGATCCTGATGCTATTCACGTTACCACCGCTTTGTACACTACTGAAGCTAAGAAAGTCCCAGCTGCTCGTGCGGCTGCGATTGAGAATGCTCTTCTCTTGACTCCTGCTCCAGGTGATCCTATACCTGGTTTAAATGCGAAATTGGAACTTCTTGAAAAAGAGGTTGCCATTTTGCGCGTTGAGGATGATAAGAAGAAAGTT